TGGCTACCCAGCACGAGTACTGGGACGTAGCGCTAGAACTGGTGGCTGAGCAAGTGGCGATCGCCTATGCCCAACTGGGCGAGTTCGACATCGCGCACCACTCGGAGCCGCCGACCGACGTGACCGACAACCCCCACGCCATCCCGCTAGAGACCGCCATCTGGGTGCTGAGGAACTCGCAAGATGGCAGATGGGTATGTGCCTGGCTGGCCCACAACCGAAGGCTGATGATCCAGGTGTTAAGGGAGGCCGCAGGTGTCTGACACTCTGGGCTCGCTAGTGGACAAGCTCTCGGTGACGAATCTCAAGCTGTGGTTCGTCCAGGACGAAGTCCATCGGGCTTCACGTGAGAACGTAGGACTCAGTCCGGACCTAGTGAAGAAGCTCGACACGCTCAACACCCAGCGGAATCAGTTGATGGCTGAGATTGACGTGATACTGTCCAAGGCGGTGGCAACGGGCGCTGCCGAGGTAAACCCACAGATCAAAGTTTACTGAGAGGGCCACGGATGGCTAGCGCAGGCAAGAATCCTAATACCGGCGAGGCCACGCGCAGCAGTTACCCCGACTGGCGCCGGGTGATCGAACTGGTCGATAGCCGCAGACAAGAGAGCCTGCGCTACAACCGCACCCACTTTACCCGCATCCAGCACTACTACGACACCTACCGTGGTGTCGCGAGGTCGAGCCGGTCCAGTTTCAGGAACGACATCTCGATCCCCTTCACCTTCGCCATGATCCAGTCGGACGTGGCACGGAAGGTCCAGACCTCTTTCGGTGCCTGGCCGATCGTCAACTTCGAGGGCTACGCGCCAGAAGACTCAGGATCCGCCAAGAAGGCGGAGATGCTGATCTCGGCCCAGATGAAGGATTGCGACTCGGTGATCCGGGCGATCGACTTCTTCCTTCAGGCCGATATCTGCGGCACCGGGGTTCTGAGATACGGCTGGAAGAACGTCACCCGCAAGAACCGGGTGACCAGCTACGAGCAAGTCGCTCCGGGCCTCAGCGTCCCAGTTCAACGGGACTACACCGCCGAGCTGTTCAACGGTCCGACCTGGGAAGTGGTGGACCGGCTGGACTTCTGGCAGCAGCCGGCCAGGAAGCGGATTGACGACATGGCCTGGGTGATTCACCGCTACTGGGCCGACCTGGACGACCTTTTGGAAGACGCCGAAGGTCCTTATCCATACTTCGACCGCGCCGCAGTCCAGATGCTCAAAGACTTCCCGGTGACGACCGGTGGCCAGACCGAACTCCAGCAACGCCAGGTGGCCTACCGGAACGAGTATGACTACCAAGCGCGCCAGAATGAGCGCTTCGCCAAGCCAGTCGAGATATGGGAGATGCACGGCCTGGTGCCCAGCGAGTTCGCTACCTCGGGGATCAGGTCGAGGTGTATCGCCATCGGCAACGAGCGGGTGGTCCTCAAGAACCGCGAGTCCCAGCTTCCCAACCAGGCCAAGCCCTTCATCGCCTGTAGCCCGATGAGCGATGGCTATGGGTTCGACGGTATCTCCAAGGCCGAGATCGCCTTTGGACCTCAACGGACCGCCGACCGGATCAACAACCAGAAGCTCGATGCGGTGGACCTCTTGCTGGACAACCAGTGGGTGGTCTCCAACACCGCCAACATCAACACCCAGAATCTGTTCTCAAGAACCGGACGGGTGATCCTGGTGGATGGTCCGGCCGACGACTCCAACATCCGGCCCTTGAGCCCCGACATGCGGAACGTCCAACTCGGGAACTCTGAGATCGAGCAGTTGTTCAGCTTCATGCAGCTCGGCACCGGCCAGACCGAGGCCCTGATGGGTGGGGGTGGGGGTGGGGGCAGAGAGACGGCACGAGGGTTCCTCGGCCGCCAGGAGAACGCCCTAACCCGGGTGGCGATGGAGAGCCTGGCGATCGAGCAAGGGATGGTAGAACCCTTGGCAAATGCCTTCTGGGAACTTGATAGAAGGCTCCTGCCCAAGCCCTACACCAAGTACATCGGCTCGATTGCCAGCGTCAACGCCATCACTGGCATGCCTTACCAAGAACGGGTGACGGTGGATGAGGACGACTTCGCTTCGGACTACAAGGCCCGAGCCGTGGGGGCCTCTCAGATGCTAGGCCGGAGCATCCGCCAGCAGGACTACATCGCCTTTAGCCAGATGATGCAGACCAACCCGGCGGCGATCCAGATCGTCAACTGGGCCAACTGGCTCAAACAAGGCTTCCAACTCTTTGACTACCCCAACTTCCAGGACTTCCTGAACAGCCAGCCCAGCATGGTCAATCTCATGGCGGCCCAGCAAGGCCAGGGCGCCCCGCAGGGCGCCGAGGCTGCCCCAGGGGCCACGAACCTGGAGCAACTAAGCCCCGGCATCCTGGGACAGCAGATGAACGTCCAGGGGCCGCAACCGCTAGGAGCGATCTGATGCTTTCCAACGAGCAGTGCGACAAACTGGCAGTGACGCTCCAGACCGGCGGTTGGCGCGAGGTGATGATGCCGATCATCGCCCAGCAGGGCCAAGCGGCGATCAAGGCGCTCTGTATCCCCTTGGCGAACCGTGAGGGGACCTGGAAGGGCGTCAGCGACGATGGCATCCGCGGAGCGCTGGGAGTCTACGAGTACGTCTTGTCAGCGTTCCAGAACGAAGTTACAGTGAACCGTGCAAACCAGCAGCGCGAAGCAGCGAACGGCACGGAAGCCGCCCAAGGCCAACCTTCCGCGCCATAACTTGAAGGTGGAAGCTCATGGAAGAGAACGAAGTCAGCCCGGCTCCAACCGAGCCCAACGCTGACCAGCGCATCGCCGACCTCGAAGCCAAACTGGCCGAAGTCAACCGGCGCTACGCCGCCTCCTCGGAAGAGGGCAAACGGCTAGCCCAGACCGTCCAGTCGCTCCAGTCAGCCTATGCGCAGCCTCGGCAGAACGTCCCGCAACGCGCAGCCTACGAAGAGACCCTCGAACAGGCCGCCGTGCCCCTCGACGCGCTCGATCAGTTGATCGGCAACCGCGTCCAGCAAGGCATTGCCCAAGCTTTCGAGCCCTTCCAGCGCGGTCTTCAGGCCAGACAAACGATGGTCGGACGCTACAAGGAGTACAACAAGGTTGAGTCCGACGTGATGGAGTACGTCAACTCTGACCCGGAGACGCAGGCGACCTATGCCCGCACCTTCCAAGCCGACCCCGGCGTAGCTGCTGAGTGGGCTTACCTCAAGTGGCGCAGGAACAAGAACGGCACCTCGCAGGGAGCCCAAGAGGACCAGATCGAAGCGCGGATCCCCAGCCAGCGCTCAGGCGATGCGCGAAGGATTCCGCAAGATGGTGGTGCGGTACAGGAGGCCCGGCGGGCGTGGGAGCAGAACAAGAACGCTACGACTGCCGCCGCTTACGCGCGGGCACGCCTCAAGACCGCGATCCCCGATGCGTTCTTCGAGCAGTAGGAACGATCGGTAAGGAGCCAACGGAATGGCTGCTGCATCAGGAACTACCTATGACGTAGGTTCATGGCCACTTACCACGGCCCCGCAGCACGAAGACCTGATGGACATGGTGACGATCATCGACTCGTTCCAGACGCCGATGTTCTCCTCCATGCCCAAGATCCGGGCGACCGACGTAGTCCACTCGTGGGCAATCGACGCGCTGGACGCGACGGCCACCGGCAGCACGAACGCGGCGGAAGGCAGCGCCTTCGTGCCTTCCTCGATGACCACCCCGGTCAGGCTCTGGAACTACACCCAGATCTTCCGGGTGGACGTCCAGGTATCCGACCGCGAGCGCGTGGTGCGTCCGGCCGGCATCCGGGACTTCTACGAGCACCAGGTGATGAAGGGATTCAAGGACATTGCCCGGAATATCGAGTCCCGTTTCTGGACCATCGGCGTGGCTTCGGCCCAGTCGGCCTCGGGCATTACGGCGAGCACTCCGCCCAGGATGTCGGGATTCCTCGGCACCTTCGGCAACGGTGCCATCTTCACCTCCGCCTCGGCCTCTGGCGTGGTGCTGACGGCTGACCTGGTGGCGCTGGCGGAGAAGATGTTTACCAACGGTGCCGAGCCGGACTCGCTCTGGTTCGCCCCTCGGAGCAAGTACCAGTTCTTCCTGGCGTCGAGCGGAAATACCATCAACGCTCGGAACATCGCGGCGGTGGACAACCGGCTCAGCATGAACGTGGACATCTTCGAATCCCCGTTCGGCCAGTTGTTTGCGGTCATCACCGATCGGTTCATCCCGCTGACTGCGGTGGCTTCGGGTGCCTACTACATGGGCGACCGCAGCATGGCCAAGCTGGCCGTCCTCCGTCCCCCGCAGCACAAGCCGATGGGGAAGACCGGCGACAACACCCAGGGCATCGTACTGATGGAGGCCACGCTTCAGATCGACCATCCGTCGAGCTGGGGCGCCATGACGGGCGTCATCAACACGTAAGATAGGCCAGAGGGGGCCGGGCGAGGAGAGGTGGGGAGTCCGGCCCTCAAAGGCTTGGAGGATAAAGATGCCACCGAATGAACCGAATGCGTTTGGCACCAAGAACTCGGTCGCGCCGCACCCGAACTCTCCCACTCGGTCGCTGGTGCAGAACGCTTTCGACCGCGGCTGGGACCCGACCAAGATCTGGGATCAAGACAAGGGCGCTTACGTGGATTCGGTCCTGCCATGGGATCGAGCGCGTGAGACGTTCGACCGCAACATTCAGAACCAGGATCTCGTCCCGCCCGCTCCGGCGCATGACAAGACGAACGACGTCTCGGGCGGCCCCAAGCTGAGCGAGCACCTGACTTGGGAAGCGACGGACACCAGCCGAGAGGCGCCAGAGAACGGTCGTCCCAAGCGGTCGCTGTCGGACCCCACACCTGACATGCCAGGAGCCTGACCATGAGTTTCTGGGTCAAGCCTTCGGAGAGCCTGATGGACAAGGTGGTAGACCCGGCCGGTCTAGTGGCAAGGAACCCGGAAGTGGCCGACCGCTTTGACGCCATCAAGGAACTCAAATCACTCGATGACGGTTCTTACCACCGAGGGAACGAGTTTAGCCGCGTAGCCAATCTGCTGGGTCCGATCGAGGACTTGCTGAGAGCGATCGAGCCGGATTTCTTGCGGGACAAGAAAAAGTTCTACCGCTGGCTCGACGCACATCCCGAGTACTGTACCTACGACCGCAGGAGACAGCGCGATCCCAACATGCTGCTAAACGGCGTGGTGGTCACGAAGAAGATCGGAGAGTGACATGGGCGTGAACATCAAGCAGGCCACTTATTGCGGGCCAGGCGTCTCGGGCACCCCTCCGGTGCCGGAATCGGGCGAGCCTCAGCCCGTGCTGGATACCAGCAACAACAGCCCGATCGGCCCCGGAGTCAACTTCGTCCAGAACCATTGGGTGTGTGACCATGCTGGTCCGACCCACACCGATCCCGGTGCCTATCTGCCGACCGGTGGCAGTATCCCGACCGATTCGACCGACGTCCAGAACCCTGAGTCGCAGGGCAGTGACCAGACTCCAGCCGATATCTTCAAGGGCAGCAAGAGCAATGGCTAGGAGCCCGGTGACGAAGCGTGCGGTCAAGGTTGGCAACTACGCCCAGGACGTGGACATGACGGGCGAGGCGGGGAACATCCTCGGCAGCGTCGAGAACCCGACCGCGATGACCAAGGTGGAACGGAGCTATGTCAAGGGCACTGGACGACCGAGTGCGATCAAAGCAGTCCAACGCGCCAGGAAGGCGAACAAGCAGCCACCCGCCAGATCATGAAGCGACCCCTGACCGTCTACACCTCGATCCCGCACACGGCCTCGGCGAGCTACTACTACCGCCTGGCGGTGCCGCTCAGAACCGCGGTGGAACTGGGCCTCAACATCCGTGCCTATATCGACACCAACGACATGGGTGTTCCGACCGACGAGCGGATTGCGAACTTCGCCAACGCTGACTTGGTCCTGATGTACCAGCCAGTCGGCGAGATGCCGACCCACAACATCAAGCAGGTCCAGGCGTTTATTCCTAGCAAGACCGACGAGGGCTGGAAGTGGCCGCCTACGGTGATCGTGGAGACCGACGACAATCTGTTCAACGTCAGCCCTTTCAACCCGGCCTACAAGACCTTGGGCTTCCGGGACATGGAGGGGAACGACCTGCCGGCCTTCGTAGACGGCAAGCCGATGGAGATTGGGTCGGTTCAGGAGGGGAAGCGGCAGATCCACTGGCGGCAGGGGGAGAACGGGTTCGACATCCAGCGCAACAAGAACATGCTGATGGGCTACAAGAACATCCTCAGCATGGTGGACGCGGTGACCTGTTCCACCGAGGCGGTCAAGCAGTCCTTGTTGAAAGAGGTCAAGCCCAGACGGGTGGACGTGTTCCCGAACTTGGTCAGGTTCAACGACTACGAGCAGGTAGACATCAAAGAGACCGACAAGGTCAAGATCCTTTGGCAAGGCGGGGCGGCCCACTTCGAGGACTGGTGCCCTCTAAGAGAGGCCTTGGGCAGCATCACCCGGAAGTACCCTCAGGTCCATTGGATCATCTGGGGCGCTCAGTGGCACTGGGTGAACGAGCTGATCCCGCCCCATCGGTACACCTACAAGGACTGGTGCCCTTACAACGAGTACCGGCTGAGACTGGCAACGATCGGGCACGACATCTCGCTAGCACCCCTCCAGGACCACGTCTTCAACACCTGTAGGAGCGCCATCAAGTTCTACGAAGCCTCGGTATTGAAGAACCCCGCCGCCACGCTGGCCCAGCACTCGGGTGCCTATAAGCACGAGATCGTTGAAGGCGAGACCGGGCTCTTGTTCAAGGACCCCAAGGAGTTCGAGGAAAAGCTCGGTCTCTTGATCGAGGACACCCAGAAGCGGAAGGAACTGGCAGCCAACGCCAAGGACTGGGTGTCAGAGAACCGGGACGCCCGGAAGAAGGTTCCCGAGTGGGTGGCTCATTGGCACCGGCTGAGGGAGGATCGGCAGCGCGAGCAGCCCCGGGTCAGCGACGAGCAGTGGGAAGAGATCAGGGCGGAAGACGAAGCCGCTCAGAAGCAAGAGGAAGAGCCACAACCAGCCTAAGGAGCCAGGATGGCCCTTTTCAGGCAGAGCACGATTCCTTGGGCGACGGCGGTCCAGCAGATTGCCGACAGCATCGGAGCCTCGGCCGACACCGAGATGACCACCCGGGCCCACACGTCTCTCAGAGCCGCCTTCCAGTTCATCGGTGGCAAGGCCCACTGGGACTTCCTCAGAGCCGAGTACCCAGTCCAGATCGTGACTGGGCCTTTCTCCAACGGGAGCGTCTCGGCCACGGCCAACTCCGTCTCGGCCAGTTGTGCCGCGGGCCATACGATCGCCATAGATGACATCGTATCGGCGAACGGCTACCTCTACGGCACCCGAGTCGCATCCACCGCCGCAAGTGGTTTTACGACCACCGTAGCCCCTACAGCGGGTGGTTCAGCGATCACCGCCACCTTCACTCGGGACATGTACGACGCTCCGAGCGACATGAGGACCGAGTACGGGGTCAAGCTGCTGAGCAGCCAGCGGCCGTTGATCTACGCGGCGAGAAGGCCCTACGACCGAGCGAGTACCGACGAGCTGCAAGCCTCAACGCCGTTTTGGTACGACCTGTTCATGCTCGGTGGATCCAGCAAGGTACGGCTCCTGCCTCCGCCTGCAGGCTCGGATCTCCTCCAGCAGCGATACTACCGGGCTTTCTCGGTGGCTTCGGCCTCTAGTGTCAGTGCCAACCTGGACGTCCCAGCGGACTACGAGTTCATCCCGATCGCCTGGGCCAAGTGGCACTTCCTGACCGATAAGGGTGAACAACGCAAGGCCCAGGGCCAGACTTGGTTCTCCTTGGCGCAGGATGGGATCCGCACGATGTTAGCTGAACAAACGCGCATCCCAGATAACGATCTAGGCTTTACGCCGGGGGCGCTGCCTTACTACGGGGATTCTAGATCGACCCGCTGGATATCTTGGGATTTTGCCTGACGTGTGCCCAGGACCTGCGGTTGACGATGTCGCAGACGCGACTTGGCGCGATATGGAACTGGCCAGCGATGGCTCGCTGGGTCTGGCCGATAGCGGCAAGGTCTCTGATCGAGCGAACATCGTCTTCGGTGAGCTTGGCCCAGAAATGCATCTCCCCTCGGACTGGCTGAGACGGCCGGGTTGTCTTTCCCTTGCTCATCATGTCCAGCCTGTTGTCTTTGGCGGTTCCCAGAAACAAATGGTCGGGGTTTACGCAGGGAGGGTTGTCGCAGCGATGGCAGACGAAGAGCCCATCAGGGATTGGGCCATACGCCAGAAACCAGGAGACTCGATGCGCGCCTATCCCGCCTCCGGTGCGCGACACCTGCCCGTATCCGTTGCTGAACAAGGCGCCGCGCCAGAGCCAGCAGCCGTCAGACTTATCGACCTTGGACCAGAATCGGTCAGCGTCTTGGGCGGTAAATGGTTTGCGGAACATAGCGTGGCATTTTATCACGGCGCGAGCGAATAATGGCGCGCCACGTTGAGAGCCTCAACAAAGGTCTCTGGACCGCCGCTGACCCTGCTCTCCTAACTCCGGGCCAACTCGCAGACCTCAGGAACGCAGTCTATTACCCGGGCTCTCAGGCGCTCCAACGAGCAAGGGGCCGGGTGGCCTTTGGCTCCGCCGCAGGCGCTACCGCAGTCGATGGGCTGAGAGACATCACCTTCGATAACGGTGACGCCTACCTGGTAGCCCTAGCCTCCTCCCGCTACAACTTCGCTCCGGTGGGAGATACCGGCACCTTCTCGGTGACCGCCACGGGCCAGCCTGGGAACCAACTGGAAGTCATCCAGTACCGGAACCGCTTCTTCTTGCTGAACGGTGTGACGGCGGATGTTTCGAGCACCGGCACCAACTCGGTGATCTACCTGACGGCCACCGCCGCAGGGAATGCGCTGACACCGAGGCAGATGGGCATGATCCCGGTGATCGCGGCGCCGTTCGTGACAGCGTCGGCCAGCGCCTTCTCGCAGGGCGTAGTTGGCTACTACGAGTACTGGACCACCGAGGTGGCGAAGATCACCCAGGACAACGCGGTGCTCACGCTGGAGTCGGCCTTCAACTCGAATACCGGGCCCACCACGATCTACGTCACCAGCGTGGGCATGGCTCCGATCATCCAGATGCCCGCCACGCTGAATCCCATCACCACCCATTGGCGGGTCTACCGGAGTCCCAAGAAAGAAAAGGCAACCGATAAGAAGTTCCCGAGCGGGTTCATGATTTCGGAGATGGCGGTATCCACGGCCACGGCGGGGGCCACAGCGTCGGCCGCGAACTACATAGTGGACACCTCGGTGCTCTCGACGGCGGCCTCGTTCCCAGCCACCGCCAACGGAGTGGCGCCTTATGCCAACTTCTTCACTCCCCTGGGGGCTACCGCCATAGGCGGGGCGTTTGCGTCTGCCACGGCGGGAACGTTTGCGGGACAGACCAAGGCTCAAGCTTGGTACGGGTTCAACTCTTTCGGTGGGTTTGCGGGGTCGGTCAAGGGCATCACGGTTGAAGTCGGGGCCAAGACCCTCTCCGGCACCACTCCGATGACGGTTACGATTGGCAAGCGGGCACTGGATGGTGACTTCACCACCCAGCAAGTGGTGGGCGGGCCGTCCACCATCAACGTTCCAAAGACCGCCTCCAAGTCGGCCAACGTGACCGGTACGTCCACTCAGGTGCTCACCTTCGGCGGCCCGACGGATCGCTGGTTCTCCAGCGACGTGGCCTCGCTGGTGGACTCTGACTTCGATTCCAACTTCATGGTCCGGGTCTCGTTCTCTCGCCCGTCGGCACAGCTGTTCGTGGACTACATCATCGCCTCCGCCCACTACGGCGGCCCGATCGACGGGACGGTCCAGTACCCAGCCATCGTCTATACCTTTGGCGACTTGGTTACTCAGGAATCCAAGAACATGCCGCCTCCCAATGCCAGCACGGGGGACGTGTTCGAGGACTCGCTGGTCTTGAACGATGTAAGCCAGCCCAGTTTCATCCGCTGGAGCTTTCCCGGCGACCCGGAGTCCTTCCCGCCGTCCTACTTCCTTGACTTCGAGACCCGTGAGAACGATCAGGTCAGGCTGGTCAAGGTGGTGAACTCCAGTCTGGTGGTGGCGCTGGACGCCTCGATCTGGCGCATCAACTACCTACCCTCGGAGCGCGACTCCAGCTTCGACCGGGGCAAGGCCATCGCGCCAATCTCCAAGGCCTACGGCTGCGTCAACCCAATGTGTGCCTGCACCTTCTCGATGGACAGCAAGCCTGAAGGCTTGGCGTTCGTGTCGGACTCTGGTATCCACATCACCGATGGGTACAGCTTCGACACCTTGACGGACGGCCTCAACTGGCGGGGCATCATCTCCACCACCAGCACCTCAGCTCCGATCTGTCTGATCAACGACCGGGAGAACCAGGAGATCCTGTTCTACTACCGGAACGACGCTCTGGGGAACGAGACCTACATGTGTCTCCACCTGAGCTACGCCTCGGAGCACCGGGCTACTAACGGCGGGAACTTCAAGATCTCAGGGCCAGTCCACGTCAGGAACTTTGAGCCGGTGGGTGGAGGCTACGCCTCGCTGGAGAGCGCCTGGGCGGTCCAGCGGACCAGTGGGGCGACGGACGTCTACCTGGGCTATGGCGGCGCGAGTGCCTCGGCGGGGGCGGGCTACGTGTTCCGCGAGACCGGCACCAACATCCCGAGCAACGACTCAACGATGCGCTGGGTGTCGAGACGGATGTACTTGGCAGGCTGGGGCAACGAGTTCGAGGGTGCCGAGGTCTACGGTTACTGCGGTTCTTATACCGGCGCCCCGATCATTAGCTACACCGCTCAGAACACCAAGACCAACGATGCTGGGCCGGTCCAAGTGTTCCAGAAGTCCGTCACGCTGGCGGGCCAGAAGCTCCATAAGATCGAGCCTCGGGCGATGTTCGAGGGAATGCAGATCACCGCCCAGATCACCGCCTCGGCCTTCAGCCAAGAAGCTATCGTCATCGAAGGCGAGCCCTTTGGTGTTGAGGACTCGGGACGATGAAACCTCACCTTGCCATGCCTTGCCCTGGCTTGCCGAGCCCCGCCGTGCCTAGCCGTGCCATGCAGGCCAGATTATAGCATGCGCAACTATATCCCCACCGACCCCGCCAGCCTGCCAGAGATCACCGAGCCCGACTTCCACTCTCGGCTGAGGGAGATGCTCAGCAAGTTCGACTACTGGGCTCAGGACGCCAGCTTTGGATTCAACCGCATCATCCTGGGAGAGAGCCCCAACGGCTCGGGTGACTCGCTGGGCGGCCCGGGGCTTCTCAACTACCTCTTCAAGCCCGGCCTGAGCGGTAGCCAGTTGGCCCACGGTGGCGTCAACAACGGCGAGAACCTCACGCTATCGAGCACTTCGGCCTCGACCAAGGGATTTATCTACCTCGGTGACGCCCTGACCTCGATGTACGACGACGCGGTCGGACGGCTAGGGATCAACGTCACCCCCCAAGCCACCCTCCAGGTGAGCGGTGCCGCCACGGGTGGAGTGTTGACGGCGAGCGCCACCAGAACCTGCGACTGGGGGGTCTATACCGGCTCAGGAGGCACGACCTCTAACCCCCAGGACGGACCGCACAGGTTGGCGGCGATCGCGGCTAGCGACGACGATACGCTCTATCTGGGCCAATCCAACGCTCAGGGCAACAACCCAGCCATCTTTGACCTGAACGGCACGGTCCCCAGCACGGCAACCACCATCACCGTCAAGTGCCGCTGCCGGTTCCTATCGGCCCCCTCGGGGACGATCACCTACTACGTGGCGGTGGTGAGGAACGACGGCAAATACTTCGAGTCCGTCCACCGGAACCCGATCACCGAGGACGGGCTAAGCACGTCCTGGCAAGACGTCACCTTCACCATCGACGCTTCTGGGGCTGGAGTGACGAGCGGCACCGCGAACAGCATCCAGATCTTCAGCCCCAACCAAGCCTTCTACTGGCTACTGACCTACTTCGAGGTCAACGTCGGCGGGTCGGCGGATATCGCAAGGTTCCAGGGCAGCAGCATGCCGACCTGGATCTGGAACACCGCCCAGACCGGCACCCTGCTGGTGTCCAGTGGCGACGCCATCACCGATCAGACCACCCGGTTCCAGATTCGCACCCTCGATGCGGTCAACATCTTCAGCGTCCAGGGTGACGGCGTGACCAAGGTCAACGTCCCCGGCACCCAGTACACCACCGGCAACCCGGTAGCGCTGACGGTGTCGATGGAGGACTCGACCGCCGCCTCGGGTGACAACGACTTCTTCAAGCTGAGGACCAACGGCACCGATATTCTGACGGTCGGCTATTTTGGCCTGACCCAGATCGACATGACCATCAACGACATAGGGATGGTGATCGATCAGAACTCAGGCGCCACCTCGGACTACATGCGGTTCAACGACGGCTCGGTGGCGGGGAACCCTAGGGCCAGCGTGGTCAAGGGCCGGATCGACAGCAACGGAGCCTATGGCCTAGTTGCCGGTGCAGCGGTTGGGAGCGTCTATACCTGCACCAGCGCGACGACTGGCGTCGGAGCCTGGACGGCGGTGGGCGCTCTCACCGCCTCCTTCGCTGACAACCTGTTCAGCATCTTCGACAACTCGACGCCAACCAAGATCATGGCGTTCCAGTTGGACAGCGCCAGCTTCGTGGCCGGCACCCACACCTTCCGCCCGCCCAACAGCGCAGCAGCTTCGACCACCACCCTGGCCGCCATCGATCTGGCTCAGACCTTCACCAAAGCCCAGGCCATCACACCAGACTCAGATGCCATATCGCTAACGCTGAATACAGCAGCCGGGCAGGCCTCGACAGGGTTCCAGCTGATTGATGGCGATTTTGCTACGCCAGCGTTTGAGTACCAGACCAGTGCCGGAACCAGCGGTTTTCCCGGGCTTCACATCGTTTCCAGTTCGGTCGGTGGGGCGCTAGGACTCTTCCTGTGGCCCAGTGGCCAGATTGGCGTGGGCACAGGAATACAGGGGTTTTCTTCGCTTGTCACCGGTAGCCTAAAGACTTTTACCTTTCCCAATATTGCCGGTGTAGGCCTGGTGCGAGCAGCGGCGGTGGACCGCACCAACAGCACTACGGGCACGACCACGAATACCGCTACGGTGCTGGGAGCGGGGGCAACGGCCGGCGAGTACCAGATCAACGCCTACATCTCGACCGGTGGGACATCGGGTGACCGAGTCTTCAAGTTCGAACTGCTGTGGCGAGATGAGCGCGCCGACACCGCCGCCGCCGATCGCGTCATCACGATCTTCAGTGGTTTCTCGGTGACCGCCTTCGTTTCCGCTCCCGCCAACATCGGACAGTACACCGGAGTGATCTGGCACAGCGGCACCACCGCCATCCGGCTGCGTAGTTCGTTGGTCTCGGGCACCACCGGAAACTACGACCTGCACATGCGCGTCAATGCGACCTAGGAGAGAGCGATGAGCACTTTTCTCGACGGCGCCCCCAACGAGATCAAGTTCTACGACTACGCCGACAGCACCAAGAACGTCATGTTCGATCTCAGCAATATCTCGACTGGCAGCCTTCAGACCTGGAAGGCTCCGACCACGGGCGGCAGCGCATTTGTCCTGCTGGCGCTCACCGAGGGCAACAGCGGCGACCTCCTGGTCAGCGCGGGCGGGGCAGGCAATCCACCGATCTTCGACACCAAGTCCAACCAAGGCATTGCCGACCTCAACGCCACCTCGACTTGGACGGCAACTCAGAACTTCAAGGACACCCAGGTTACGGGCGGCATCTCATCCGCTCCACCCGGCGCAGGGCGGATCGCCAAGTGGGACCTGACCGGCCAGACCGCCGACCTGGCCTCGGCGAACATCACTAACGGCACGGCGACCGGGCTCTATCGAGTGGAATACGTGCTGGCCGACACCACGGCTGACATCACGGCGGGCGCAGTCACGTTGACCATCTCGTGGACTGACGACGTAGGTGCTACGACCGCCACCGCGAACCAGTTGCTGACCGGCACCGGCCGGACCTCGGGCGACGTGGTGCTCTATCTGGCCTCGGGGAATATCACCTTCGCCACCACACATACCGGCATCTATGGCAGCGCCGCCTACGCCTTGCGGCTGCGCTGTGCATACTTAGGCTAGGAGGCAGGGATGTCTCAGTTCTCAGCCACTATCGTCAAGGTGATCACCAACGGACCTTACGCCTACGCCCTGTTCAAGGACGGGGTAGGGCAGAAGGACGTCAACAACGTAGCCACGATCGGGGCGGCATTGGACGGGGTAAAGACCGACATCGCTGGGCTCCTAGGGGCCGAGTCGGTCTCCCGGGCGCAAATCTCAGTGACGAGTGCCTAGCCAGGTGCTAGCGTAACGGCCACGCCACAAGGAGGTGTGCTATCAACCCGATGCTCTTGAGCGCCCTGCTCAGCCTCGCGCCCGGCCTCTTGTCCGGCCTCTTCGGCAACCCAGCCCAGAAGTACCGTAAGCAGGTTGCCCAACTCACCAGCCCTCAGAACGTTGGGAAGCTGACCAACCAGTTCTACCAGCAGGGGATTTCCTCGCCGGCCTACTCACAGGCACAGGGAACGATAGCGGCGGGGGCGAACCAGGCATCCAACCAGGTGGCGCAGAGCCTCGCGGCACGGGGAATCGGCACGACCGGCACAGGGGCGATTCTATCGGGCCTGACGCCGAGCCTTGTGGGATCCCAGCAGGCGGGGCTCCGCACCTCGGCCTACCAGGGTGCTCAGTCCCAGGCCCAGAACGCCATCGAGAAACAGCTGGCAGCGCTCTCAGGGACTCAAGGACCCTCGCAAACCCAAAGTTATTTTGCCGGAGGGTTAGACGCTTTTCTCCCGTATTTGCAGGGACTTCTTCATGGTCACTCTGCTGGACGGCAGTCCCTCCCGTACGACTCGCTGGCTCAGGCGAACGCACTGGGCACGGGCGGGTCGATGCTGTATCCGCGCCGATGAAGTACAACGTCGCTCTGCCGGAGCGGAAGTTCTGGTCACGAGTGGCTATCGGTCCAGGTTGCTGGGACTGGCAGGCGGCCAAGATTGGCGGCACTGGTGGCGGCTACGGCTCGATCTGCATGCAGGGCGAGTACTGGCGCGCTCACCGGGCGGCCTGGAAGTTGGTCTACGGACGGCTGCCACGACACGCGCAGGTGCTCCACCATTGCGACAACCGCTCTTGCGTCAAGCCGTCCCATCTCTACCTTGGCAACCACGCTGACAACATGAGGGACAAGGTCGTCCGCAAGCGCTCCGCTTGGGGTGAACGTCAGCACAGCGCAAAGCTGACCGCTAGTCAGGTCCGTGAGATACGCGCTCTGGGCGATTCGCTGACTCGGGCCGAGCTTGGCCGTCGCTATGGCGTACGCGATATCACGGTGCTCCGCATCCTTCGTCGCCAGATATGGCGACACTTGGAGGACTGATGGCCGTCCCGCCCCAGGCCTCTCTCGACAACACGCTCCAAGGGGGCTATGACCCCGAGCAGGCCCAGGTGCTGCTCCAAATGCAAGCGCTTGCGGCACAGCAGCAGCAGGCGCTAGAGCAGAGCACTCAAGCCGCCCAGCAAGGCGCTAGTCAGGCAGCCCAGGCTTACCAACAAGCGGCGGCACAGCCTGCGCCAGGCCCCGACTTCGCCCAGTTCCTCACCATGCTCGGTGGCAACACCGCCTCGGTGCTAGGCGGGACGCCGAGCTATCGCGAGAACGCTCAGCAAGTAGTCCAGAAGTCCCGCGCTGAGCAACTGAAACAGCGAGCGGACAATCTGCAGGCGCTGCAGGACACAGCCCTGCTAAGAGCTAAAGAGGCCCAGAAGGCGGGAGACCTAGAGACGGAGCACAAGTTCCGTACTCAGGTTGAGACGCTCCAGAAACAGCTCGACATCGCCAACGCCAACCACAAACGGGCCTCGGACCTGGAAGACAAGAAGGCCCTGCTGGAGATTGAGCACCAGAGCCGGATGGCTGAGGACAAGGCCAAGCCCGCTGGCGGGGGCGGTGCCTTCGGCCAGTCCTATAGCGAGACCGACCCCAAGGCCATCGCTGACGGGATCATCCGTGGCGACCTGCCGCCCAACTTGTCGCAGTACTCCCGGCTAGCGCAGGGGCCAGTCGCTACCCAACTGGCACGCCAGGGTTTCAACCTGACCCGGGCCCAGCAGGACTTCTCAGCGGTCCAGCGCCACTTCGCCACGCTCAACGGGCGTCTCCAGCTTCAGATTCGCCAGTCAGCCAACACCGTGACTCAAGGTCTCGATGATGTCGAGAAGTTGGCCAAGCGCCTGGCCGAGCTCCAGCCTCAGTTCCGTAACACGCCGCTCAACGCACTCACCGTTAAGGCCAGCCGCGAGTGGGGGCTGATGAGTCCCGAGGCCCAGGACGTGGCCACCCAACTCAACGGCCAGATCGCCACGCTGATTCCCGAACTATCGAACATCTACTCGGCGGGCGGTGTGCCGACGACCGAGGCGATGAAGCTAGCGGGACGGGTGCTCCATGCCGACTGGCCGGTCAACCGGATCATGTCGGGGGTCCAGCGTGAGCGGGCCAACCTCCAGTACCGCATCAACTCAATCAACCAGGTGGGGGCGGCCTTGCCTAGCCAAGGGGGTTTCGAGCCCCCGGCGGCAGGTGGTGGGGGTGCTGCGCCCCAGTTGATCTCGGTGGAGGCCCCCAACGGCAAGACCTACCACTTCCCATCGCAGCAAGCGGCCGATGAGTTCAAGCGCAAGGCCGGGATCAAGTAGATGCCGGATTACGACAAGCTGGCAGCCGACGCGGGGGCGGTGAACTACGACTCACTGGCTACCGAGGCTGGCGGCACTCCAGCAGTGACAGTCAAGGAGCACACCCGATCCCAGCCGGGCTTCCTCAAGCGCCTAGCCAGGACCCAGGCCAAGAACCTACCGGCTTACGGTGCCACCATCGGCGCGGCTTTGGGTGCTCCAGCGCTAGCAGCCGGGCAGCTAGAGGTTCCCGTCGGCCTAGCAATGGCAGGCGGTGCGGCAGGTAAGGCCGTAGAGCAGGCTCTGTCAGGCCCCCTCGGCGTGGAGGGGCCTTCGGGACCGATGGAGGCCTACAAGCAGCAGGCGAACGCTGCTGCCCTCCAGGGCGCGTTTGAGGGCATCCCGACCCAGTGGGTCCAGCCGGGTGTGAAAGCCGTTACTGGGGCATTTGCGAAGTCCCAGATGGCCAAGGCGCTGGCCCCCGCCAAAGCACTGGTCAGGAACTTCCCCACGGTGGTGGAAGACGCCCTGCGTCAAGGTGCCAGCGTGAACCGCTGGTTTGGCAAGGGTGGGGTGAGAGCAGCCGATCAGGTACGAAACGCTGCCACCGCGAACGTGGTGCGGCTACTGCGGACCGCCACTCGTCGGGGCGCGTCGGTAGATATCGCCGAGGTGGCCCAGCCGATCGTTCAGGCGGTAGAAAGGAAAGCCGGCAAACTCAACCCAGTGGACCATGCGGCGTTGCTTCAATCAGTCCAAGACCGCGCCGACGAGCTACTGCTCAAGTCCGTGCTGGGGGCCAAGCCCAGGTCTTCGGCCGCCATGACCCCGCTGATGGCTGATGAACTACGCAAGGCAGCGGCAAGAGCGAGTCGGGCTACCCTAGGAGCTGAGGCGGCAGGGCTACCTACCACGGCCATTCCCGACATGGACCGACTGATTGCCAAGGGGGCCAGCTCCGCGGTCAAGCGGATTCCATTCGTAGCCTCGGCCAGAGCGGCGGAACAGACCGCGATTGGCGTCTCTCGTGCGGTGCGCGAGTCAGAGATCAGGCCAACGCCGGCAGCGGTGGGAGTGGGCTTAGGACCGATCAAGGCCGGGATCGGTGTTCCGCCCGGGCTTGCCTCGCGCATGGCGCTGCTGTCTGCCGCGCTGGGCAACCCCGTGCTGGGACCGATACTGGCGCACTCACTAAGATCGGCCAGCTTGATTGGGCCAGGGCCAGCAGAAGTAGACCAAGGGCAGTAGGGCACGGGAACCGCTCGGGCGGGGACTCATGGATTGAGTCCACCCGTGCTTCTCTTAGGGGAAAAGGAGTTCCAGGCGATGTCCGACTTGATTGCTTCGCTCGACCCCGATGTCCAGGACTTAGCGCTCGATCTCCTTCAGCGCGCCAAGCAAGACCAGATCGTCTTGCGCGTCACCCAGGCCAAGCGGACGTTGGATGAGCAAGCCAAGATCTACGCTCAGGGCAGGAGCACTCCCGGCCCAATCGTGACCTACGCTCCGCCCGGATATAGCTGGCATAACTTCGGCAGAGCCTTCGATATCGCGATCGTTTATTACCCCGGCGACCTGACTCCGACCAATCTCTACGACGGCAACTGGGAGAAGATCGGCGACATGGGAGAAGAACTGGGACTGATCTGGGGCGGGAGGTGGAAGCACCCTGACCGGCCACACTTTGAGCACCATGGCGACACCACCCTAGCGGCACTCAGACTCAAGGCGCGGGACGAAGGATTGTTGGTCTGAGGTGGCGGCCCAGATCTGGTGGGCAGCCGCTGCTGTCTGTCTGGCGGTCTTAGTTCATCTGGTTACCTTCAGCGTCAAGTGGGGAAAGATGACCGCCCAGCAGGACGAACGGCACCGGGAGAACAAGGAGACGATGGAAGAGATCCGAGACGACCAGAAGGAGATCAAGGCCGACATCAAGCACATCAACGGCCGAGTGGCAGCTAACTCGGCTGATATCGACTGGCTCAAGGGCCGGAGACGTGGCTCGTGACGTCCGACCAGGCGACGGCTATCGTGCTGGCCCTGGTGGCCGGGCTCCCGACCACGCTGGCGGTGATTCTAGCCTCGATGATCCAACTACGCCGCCAGAAAGCCTCCGACGTCAAGATCGCAGCCAAGGTGGAAGACGTGGCGATCTTGGCAGCGGCCTCGACCAAAGACACGGTGGAAGCGATCGGGCGGGTAGACCTGTCGGGGCTATCTACCCTAACTGGGAAGATTGACGGCATCGCCGACCAGACGGCTCAGGTTCACTTGATGGTCAACTCCAGACTGTCGGAAGCGCTGGCCGAGATCGAGCGGTTGAGGCTGGTGGTAGAGGGGCAAAGGGACACCATCCGTGGCTCGGGCGGCAAACCGGACCCGATGGGGCCGAGCAAGATCGGCGAACGCAAGGAGGAGAAGAAATGAGCTTACTCGTAGTGCTAGTGCTGGTGGACCTGATCCTGGCGGTAGGGTCGGCGTTCGGTAAGATCCCAGGCTGGATGGTGGACTTCGCCATCTGTATCACGTTGCTCGTAGCCTTCTGGGCCCGCTGATGGACTGGAACTGGATTACTCCGATCTTGATGGTGCTCTTGGGTATCGCCGTCAAGCGCTTCCCCGCCCTCGCCAAGGTGCCCAATCAGCTTATCGTTTGGCTCAACCTAGCGCTCGGTATCCTGGTCAAGCTGGTGGCCCCGGCTGAAGCACACGCGGCTGGCTTCGGTGGCACGTTCCTGGGCCATACGCTGGGCTGGCTCTGGCCGCCGGTACAGGCAGCGATCGCCCGCCTCATCTACGAGACCTTCATCCGCCCGACGGAAGAACTAGCCGGTGTTGGGCCAGTCCATACGGCTGGCAAGATCAAACACTAGGGAGGCCCGCTCAAGTGAAGAAACTCATGTTGCTCATGCTCATGCTGCTGGTGGCCAGTTCGGCCTTAGCGGCCAAGAAGCCCTGCCCCTGTCCCAAGCCGCATAGGAAGGCCGCCCAGCCCTGTACCACGGTGGTTGTGCCTCCGGCTCCAGTCCCGGCCTCAGAGTCCAGCAGCGCCTACGCTGGAGGCCTTTACGACGCTCTGGCGGATGGCTTCAGCCTCACGACTGGCTTTCGTTGGGACCGTGCCTGTCCTGACAAGCCTGGGATCAGCCACGAGGACCCGTTCTTCTTCGGCGTCGAGGAAAGGTTGCCCATCAACTCAGGCTTGGAGCTGGGCGGGAACTTCGATAGGGATTTTACCGATAGTCCCAACTGGAGCGCCCGGGTCTATCTGGCGGCTCACCCTTGGCGGAAGTAAGGATCCCGGAGACGGGTGCTCGTAACGGGTCCTCTAGACTACCGCGAGAGCCCCGCCCCCGGGTCTTGGGTCCATATCTTGCAGTGAGTTCGTGTTACATAGCAAGTCAGACGCCAGACTTTAGGGAGGAAGCGTGACAACTCGGGGCCGATCGGAGCACGAGGTGGTGCATGCGCTCGGCCACCTGCAGAAGGCACTCATCAAGCGACTGGACGAGATCAAAGCGTTGCTGAAGCCCGGCCACGACCGAGCACCCAAGCTCAGTTTGGCCATCACAGAAGTCCACGGAAGGAGATACAAGATGGCTACTTTGCCCCCGATCAAGCTACTGGATGTGGAGAAGGTGCTGCTCTCGGTGTCGCCGCAGAAGTCTGACGGCACGGTGGATGACAGCGTCGTCGTGACTTGGACGAGTTCTGACCCCGCTCAGGTGGGACTGGAAGTCTCGACCACCGACAACGGGCGGAGCTGTTTTGCTCTGACGCCGCTCGACCACGGAACGGCTACGATCACCGCCTCAGCGCCGGGCTACGCTTCGGACACGGTGGACATCACCTATGCGCCGGGTACGCCGGGTGTGCTGAACCTCTCGGCCGGTAATCCTCAGCCTGACACGCCGTAAGCTGTAAGGCGGCTCCCTATCCGGAACGGGTAAGCGGGGAAGCGTCCCCAGTCAGGCTCGGGCGGGAGCCGCCAACTCTTTTAGGAAAGCAGGAGTGCACATGAAAACCAACCTACTGGTGCTGTTGTTCAGCCTGGCACTGTGTTCTTGTGCCGCGGCTGGGAAGCTCAACAACACCTTCACCATGCCCGGCTTCGAGGCGAGCTCGACGGGCGATACCTGTGCCGCCTCAGCCATCTCGCTGGTCGGCACGATGACTGCGAGACGTACCTGGACTGGGCCGGTCTCAGGCCAGGACTCGGTAACTGGGAGGTCTCCCGGCACGGCGGTGGTGATGACTACCAGCGTCCCTAACGGGACCTACACCGTCACGGTAGACGTCAGGGACTCGTCGGGGCTCTGGAGCTGCCCGGCCAGCGTGATCTCGGTGGTCAAGGGCAACCGGCCGGCGAGGGCGAGTTCCTTGGGGTGGATCAGCCCACCCTTTATCGCTGGCATGCTGGCGGTGCTGCTGGAGCCCGACCCGGAACTGCACTACCGCTAGGGGCTGTCGCTAGTCGCAGGTCTGAACGCCCGAGGTGCGGCGCAGGTACTCGTTGGCTACCGGGTCGCACCCGCCCTAGGCGTAGCGCTGAAGGCAGCACTCACCCACCTTCTCGCAGCAGCGCTCGTAAGGGTAGCTCAGAGCGTTGATCTCCAGCACCCGGCAGACCAGTAACTCTCTCAGTCTCAGGGTGGACATCATCCGAGCGTCGAGGTCTGCTCTCGTCATAGGCTGAGGCGAGGGAAGCGCCATCCCTGTCCCCCAAGACGGCCCGCTCCCGGGGCCCACTTCCCTCGCTGATTAGACTGAAGACTTGCGCCGCCGAGCCCTATCGCGTAGTCGGCGGCAGAGTTTGCACTTCCTCTTGGGAAGTTCAGACTGCTCTAAGTTCTCTGCCGTCAACTCATGGCCCCGTTGACAGTGCGAGCGCCAACGTCTTCCCACACTACGTGTATCTCCCCAGACTCCTCGCGCACGGTTGACCGCGAACGGCACCGGCTCCAGGTGGTCAGGGTTGACGCAGCACCGGTTGCGGCAGAGATGGTCGATGGTCAGGCCGAAGCCGATGGGGGCACGCAGGATTTCATAAGACACCCTGTGGGCGAATCGCCTATGGCCCTGGACGTTTTGGATGCCGTAGCCATCACGATCAACGGCACGGATCCACAACCAGCAGCCAGTATTGGGCTCGGTAACAAACCACTCGCCGAGCTTATCCATCCATGCGCGCTGATCCCACCACGCATGTCCGGGGCGATCCCACAGGGTTGTTTGCATTGGGTCTCCTCAGCGAACTACGACCGGGATGGCGGTCTGCCAAGCCGCGACCCTGAGATGCCATGGAGGTACGGAGGGGGCCTCTCAAGACCTTTCATCCCGGTCCACTACGTTTACCGCTACGCTTCGCTTTAGCAGCCGCGCTTCCAGGATGGCGATCAGGGCCAGGATCTTCTCCTGCCGCTCCCGCCACTCTTCGGCTCTCTCAGTAGCCGAGAGGATGCTTGGGGCCGTCGGGGTCGGCACCTGCGGCTGAGACTTCGTCATCACCACCCCAGAGATCAAGCCACCACTTCCAGCCAGTGATGAGTTCGAGCATGGCATCCTCCCTACCAATCGGTGGCCAAATCCCAGACGCAGGCGGTGTTGTAGTAGGCGGAGTTACCGCCCGCCGCACAGGCGAAGGAACAGGACTCGGGGAAGCCCATCACCTGCAGGTAATCGCAAGCGCGAGCGGTGGACGCGAACAGCCCAAGGGACAGGAGAACAGCGACAGCCAGTCTTTTCATGGTGCGCCCCTTTCCAAGTGCACACCGACAATGCGACTGGTCATCATGGAGTCTGGGAAGCAGGCTAAGATCAGCCCGCCACGTCCACGGTGGCCCTGCTCCAACTCGTCCTGGTGGAGCCAACGAGAGGCTAGCCCTAGCCTAATCGGTCGTCCATGAGATTCCATCGGTCCGACGCCCAGGATGGCTTGTGAAGGCACCTGGCGGCCGTCCTTGAGCGAGAGGACGATGCGCTGCCGAGCCGTCCAGTAGAGATCTCCCGAGAGCCCGAACCTCAGCCATCTACCAGGAAAGCTCGCGGCGAGGCGGTAGGCCTCGACTCCGCTATCCAGGCTGCACTTGTCGCAGCCATCCACCCAGACCAGTTCGGCTGAGTGGGCCGGTCTGACAAAGGCCGCCCAGAGGATCCATGCTGACGCGAGGGCGATGTAGAACCACATCCATCTGCGGCGGCGGCGTCGGTGCCAGCGCCAGTCGTTCATAGGGACTCCATCTCGAACCAGTCCAGCCGCTTGATGAGCGTGTCGTCTTTATCTGGCTGAGGCCAGCCTGGCACTTCGTCCGCCCACTGGCGAAGCCGTTGAGCGGCAGCCTCTCTGAGTGCCGGTGTCCACTCGGCGGGCTGGCGGATGATGACGGACATCCAGGGTTGGCTCACCGTTTCCTCTTGGGCTGGAAGGCCTTGAGGATGGCGGACAAGAGACGCCAGGACGTGTCGTCGGAGATGTGGCGATGGATCAGGCGCTGAAGCATCTCGCCCGGGTCGATCTCCTGCACATCTATCGACTGACGGAGCCTTGGATCAGTGGTCACTTCACCGTTCCATCCAGCCGCTCGCGCTTCTTGCGCGGCTTCTTGGGAGAGGATGCCGGCTGCGGGCCAGGAGAGTCATTGACCCCGACTTCCGCACTTACGGTCCCAGGTAAGACACCGGCACCTGACTGGTTGTACGTTGGCGCGCTCTCAGTATGCAACGTGGCCCCGCCTATCTCGCGTGGCCGGCGCTTCGCTCGCTGTCGCTTCGGCCTGAGCGCCGCCAGTTCCGCTCTCAGGGTGCGTGAGATGGCTTCTCGCACCAAGTTCTGAGCCCGCGCCACTTCACTCGGTGAGAGCTCCACCTTGCGTCCCAGGTACTCCGCGGCGTATCCCACTCCCTCGACACCGATGATGCTGAAGTCTGGTTTCGGGAGGTCGGCCGGAGCCTGCGGCAAATTTTGCTGGAATTCTGGCACCGGGGTTTGAGAGGTCCGCGGGATCAAGGGCGACTCGGGCTCGAAGTCGGGGTCTTCGTCGATGTACTCATCCGGAGGACCTTCTGGAACTTGGCTGAGGTCAACCGGAGGTCGTGGCTCGAACTCAGGCGGCGGAGGAGTCCCTTCCTCGAAGCCTTGAATCTTGGTGCCGTCGATGGGGTCCTTGCCGATACGCGCGCTGAACTGGGCCAACTGCTCGTGGAGGTCCATCGCTACTCCTGTCTCAGGAAGACGACCATCGAGTTTTTGTTGGCGATCACTTCCAGGTAGTCCTCTCGCATGGTGACGGTGAGCATCCCGTGCTGGTTGCCGTCCACGTAGAGTCTGGCCTCGGGACCCATGACGTAGATGTTCATGCGGTCTTCCTGCTTCTTCACTGGGACTCGCTTGCTCTTGGGTTTGGTCACGTCATGACCTCGAACACCTTGAGCAAGGCGCGGAAGCAGTCCATCAGTTCCTCCTCGGTGCGCTGGCGGCCGTACATGTCGCCCAGCGTCTTGACTTCCAGTCCTGGGTCGGTGGCGTACTTGGGTAGCCTCACGATACCGCCCGGCCTGACGGGTGCCCATCCCCTACAGGCATGGCAGTAGGCGGCTAGCTGGAGGTGGTACTCGTCGTAGATGGCCTTGCCCGACTTCCAGTCCCAGACTTCGAGCATGCCATCAGGGGCCTCCGCCAAGAGGTCTACGGTTCCCGCATAGCCCAGATCGGTGTCCCAGACGACCTGCTCCACTCGGACGGGCTTGAGTCCGCTCTGCGCCCACCAGGCTTGCCAGGAGTCGAACGCCTGTTTGGCGGGGGGGCTCAGGATATCCAGCGACATCTGCCCCGAGAGGAAACTCTGAATGGCCCGGTGGGTCTCGGCCCCGATGTCGGCAGCCTTGCTCAAGAGCCGACTATGGGCCCGCGCGGCACCCAGCTTGGCTTCGATGGCGGCCGGGAAGTTCTCGAACCTGACCTTGGAGCGGTAGAGTTCGTCAGCGGCAAGGAGGCAGGCTTTCCGTTCCTCGTTGGCGGACCACTTAATGAGGCCTTCCGTACTGAGCCCCAACAACTTAAGAACACTAGTCGCACCTGGCAGGTCGCCCTCGAAGGAACCGTCCGTCGAACGATAGTGCCTTCTCCCGTTGACGGTGACGTGGACGGTGGAGGTGGGGCTGGGCCAGGTATCCAAGAGCGGGGTCATGGCGGACTCGCTTCTTTCGGCACCCGGCGGACAACTGGTTCACGGGAATCGGCGTTCCAAGTAAAGACCACGGTGTATTCCTCGGACTCTGGCATGACCACGACCGAGAACTGGCCGTGTTTCTCGGGCAACGCCATAGAGATCAACTCGCTGGTCTCGTTCTCGAACTCCCAAGCTTCCTCTGACGACCAGGTTCCATGCAACACCCCAGCGATAACGTAATGGTCGGCAGCGATGGGAAGCAGATAGCGCGCGTTTTGCTGCAATGCCTGCAAGATGGGTTGTAGCATGTGCCAGTCGTAAAGGAACGAGGTGATAAAGGTGCCACGCTCGCTCATGTCCGAGCCTTCCACTCGGCGTAGACTTCCTTGGCCACTCGCCTAGCTATGGCCTCGTACTCATCTCCCAATCCTTGATAGATTCGGGCAGCAAAGTTGAGGCAGGCCGCCACCAGCACCGCGTCAGACTTCCGAGGATCGCTCAGGACCGAGGTTTGGCCCTCAGGCTGGGGTAACGGCCTGGGAACGGGGTTCGAGGCTCTGGGAGGGCGCTGTTGACAGCCAGGTACGGGACACGCACGGAAGCTGTTGTAGGGCTTGCCTGTGGTCTTGGAGATGCCAGCCGGTACCGTGCGCCATGGCTGGGAATGTATCGGACACATCTCGCTCATGACTGACTCCTTCCTGTAGACACCATGCTAGCACCCTTGCGGGATTGAGGTCAAGCTTTGTGCCGGCCGACTAGCGCGTCGATCTTCTCTTGCATGGCATTGAGGGCGCGCACGGCTTCTTCGGCCAGGATTTGATTGGTTGTGCTCAGGTGATTCGTTGATGGTGGACCGCCGGCACGAGTGTCGAAGACTACCCATAGCCCGGTTTTGCCGCGTTCGGCCCGCACCAGCGTAAATCGCGGCTCAGCCATGGCGCTCCAGCATGCTGGCCTGGAGTTTGGTTATCCAGTCAACGAAGGTTTCCATGTCCTCTAGGTCCATGCCGCCGTTGAGCAAAATGGCCCCGATGTCGTAGTCGCGTCCGGTGGACCCGCACCAAATGGTGGTCCACTTCAGCGGTATCTCGTTTCGCTTCACGGTCCACCCTTGTTGGGTGGGGTCAACGGGATTCCGTACTTGGTCGCTTCGGCTTCGAGAAACAAGCGGATCAGTTCGAGGTCCACCTTCTGCTTGAACGCTCGCGCCAGCTTGAGGTCACGGGCGCGCTCAGGGAAGGTCTCGGTCCACCACTGGGCGGCCTCGACGGGCCGGTGGTGCCACCAGAGGTGATGCCCGGCGCAGAGGGTCATCGAGAACCGAGGGTCCCACCGAGTGGCGGTATAGCGCCGAGACTCGACATGCGCCCACTGGAGTGAAGGGCCAGGCATGAGCGGCCAGTTATCCTTGGAGCCCGAAGGCTTCCCACACTTGAGGCATTGATCCTTGTCCCGGGCGAACACCACCAGCCGGCACAGGTTGTCCAAGTACTTCTTGGTATGGCGATAGCCCGGCTTGCCAGACTTGGAGCGGATGCGGACCGGCTTGAGCCGGGTGCGCCGGACCGGGGCGGCTCCCCGCTGGAGGCTGGACCTTTTCATTTCCGGTCGGCTCCCTTGGTCCCTGCGGCCCGCTCCCGCTCGATTACGCGGTTGCTGATTTGCTTGGCTCTGGCGGCGATGGCAGCGAGGCCCCAGCCGTTGGGCCGGCTCACCTCCAAGTCAGCGATGCCGGCGCGCACTCCGTCCTCGAACGCGGTGGCCCGCTCCTCGGCGCGGACTCGCCCCAGAAACTCTTGGATCATCGTCACCAGGGCGGCTTGGTCGCCTAGCGTCCAGGGCAGCACGTAGCGGACGTTGTTCTCGTCCATCCAGGTCTGGCACTTGGGCTCCTCCCGGTCGATCACGTTCATCTCGCCCCAGAGCTGGACGGCTCGTTCGAGGTCGCGGGCGTCACTCACTCGCTCAATCAACTTCCGGCCTCCTCATGCGCTTCTGAGTCATTCAGCTTGGGGCGCAGCACCTCAGCCTCATTCGGCGTCGCCACCACCTCCGCGCCCCACCGCAGCATCTCCTCGGTAATATGCCCGAGCTTAAGCATCCTCACACGCTGAGCCATCTCGGGCGCATGCTCCACTTCCTCCACCCACGCAGCGGCGAGTTCGACTCCCTCGTTGCGAACGTCGATACGAGCGTTGTGCTCCTCCAGCGATTCCTCGCGGCTCACTCGCTCAGTCATTCGGTGTCCTCATGCGCTTCCGGCTCATTTGAGTTGGGGTGTACCACCTCAGCCTCAGTCATCGCCGACCGCGCCTTTGCCGCCGCGACGATAGCCGCCACCGCCTGCCGTGCCTCGTGGAACGTCTTGCCGAGGCCCGTGATCTCGCCGTTGGCCCGGCGTGCGTGGTAGTCAAGGTCGTCACTCTGGAGGGCCGGATTCCGGAACACCAGTGCATCCGGCCACACCGCTTGCAGCTTCCGCGAAAGAAAGCCGTCTAGGCGGCTCACTGGGGCGGTCCCTCCCCTAGTGGGGTGGCCAGTTTTTTCCAGCGGTCGGGACGGGTGAAGCGCCACGTTTGCGTGGTGGTTGTTCGCCCGGTCGTCAAGTTCTCGATAGAGATACTTGGCCCGTCGCAGGCTACGACTCGAATCGTGCGGTGCGGCTCGCCTAGTTCCAGGTAGACATCACCCACGGACACCACGCCCCATATCTCGGGCAAGGGTCGCCTCGGTGACTGACGTGGAACCGCGTGGTGCTTGCGCCACATCCGGCGGCCGTGCTCGCGCTGGCAGATGAGGCACACGAAGCCGCCACCCTTAGCAACCCGGTTCTCGGGAATCTTGGGGTGTCCCTTCCGGCAGTGAGTGGTTCCCCACTTCGCCGCATAGGCCCGCAGGATGTTCTCCCGCATCGAGACGGTCTCCATGTGGTCCGGGTTGATGCAGGACGGCATCCGGCAGAGGTGGTCGATGGTGAGGCCATCGGGGATTGGCCCCCGGACCATCTCGTAGGCAGTCCGGTGGGCCGAGCGGAACCGTCCGTCTATCTTGATGCGGCCATAGCCTTTGTAGTCCATCGTTCCGAGCCACAGGTAACAGCCGGTGTTGGGCTCGGGAATCGAGTTCTCCATCACCCACTCAAGGCCGCTCACGGTTTCTTCTCCTCGTCTGTGGCGAGCGCACGCTCGGCTACGTCCACGATGTCCACCGTGAGGCCGTGCAAGAGGACGTGGGCCTCCTGCTGCGCGTGGTGCGCCTCAGCGAATCGGCGAATCCAGTCCAGTGCCTCAGTGAGCCTATCTCGCTGGGCTTCCGCCGCTGCCAGCTGGGCGTCGAGTTCGCATACTTCGCAGCAAGGGCCGTCGTTGTGGCCGATAGGCGGATGCGCTTTCGTGTGCCACATGTCCCGTTCAGCCTGGAGCCGTGCGGCGCGTTCCTCGGCGGCCCGCCAGCGTTCGTCGTAATCTTTGGCCACCGCGTCGGAAATCTGAACCTGTGTTTCAAGGTCCCGCTCCAGTTCCTCCACGCGGTCCGCGAGCGCGCGGAGCGCGGCGGCGGCCCCCTCTCGCCTAGCCTGGCACTCCACGTTGGTGATCCCGTCTTGCGCAAAGCAGCGCCTGGTCAGCCGCTCAGCTAAGGCGCGAGCCTCGGCCGGGCTCATCGCGTCACCTTTCTGCGCTTGGGCACCGGCTGAACGCTGGGCCATTCCTTCATCCAGGGATGAAAGCCATGACTGAGAGCGTCGAGCACGCGCCGCTTCATGGAACGCTGGCCGTCCGAGTAACCCTTCTCGTACCAGACGGCCATCAGGTTCTCGTCCAAGAACCGCTGCGCATCGGCTTTGGTGGGGCGGGTCATGGCTCGGTCCTTTCTGCGGGCGGTGCGCTCGCGAAGTCCATCACTTCCTGGGCGCAGCGGCGGGCGGCAATCTCGCAGTAGCGCTCCTCGATCTCGATGCCGATGGCCCTGCGGCCTAAGTCTTTGGCGGCGCGGAGCGTGGTGCCGCTCCCGGCGAAGGGGTCCAGCACTAGCTCGCCTTCCCGGCTCACCAAGGAAACAATCCACCGCATCCAGCCTTCCGGCTTGGCGCATGGGTGACCGCTCTCAGCCACCGTTTCGGTGGATGATATCCCGATGGCCTTGGCTCCCAAGTTGAGGTCCGGCGCGCGACCATAGAGAAGGCAATGGGCGAAGGAGTTATATCCCCAAGCGGTCCGCCCGCAGGCGGCGGGGAGAAAAATGCCCCCGACGGCGGCCGGACGTGGGAGGTGCCAAGCCATGTGTCCAGCACAGAACACGGCTCCTCGGTCCACCTTGGCGAGCGCATCCTTGATGGCTGGGACTACAACCTGCGTGAAGTTCTCGGGGCTGTCCTCGTAGGAAACATAACCCCCCTTGACCAGAACGTGGTCGGTCCTTCCATCGCTCGCGCCGCCATGCTCTCCCAGGTTGACGCCATACGGCGGGTCGGTCACGAGCGCGTCGGCGTAGTCGATGTCCGCCATCACATCCCGGCAATCCCCGTGATAGATCGTGACCGCTCCATCCTGGTAGTACGGCCTCACGTCTCACCTCTCGGGGGCGGTGCGCTCTCCGGGGTGCCCCGGCTGGCCCCCGCCTCCAGCAGACTGCGGGCCTCGTCTACGATTTCTCTTTCGGGGCAGCGCACCCCGTAGATTTTCCCACCATCAAGCGGGATGGGGTCTGGCGTACACCTATCAACCAGCAGGCGGAGCGCCGCTTCGAGTTCCCTGATACGGGCGCGGCTGTCCCGCAGCTTGGTGCTGGCAACTTGGAACTTATGCAAGATGGCCAACTGGTCCTCGACGGGAAGCCCTTTGCCGTCAATCAGTTGTACTTCGGTGCCGGCATCCGGCCAGTCGCGGGCGTCCGAGACTCGCGGGGCGTTGGGCTCGGTCATGGCTTGGCCTCCGGCTCACGCAGCAGGCTGCGGGCCGCCCGTATCGCTTCGCGTTCCGCTCTTACCACCGCTCCGGCCTGATTCAAGGCGTCGGCAGTAGCTTGTAGCAGATCGGTGGAGGTCCGCAGCGCAGCTTCGAGGGCGGCCGACCGGGCAACCTCGACTTTCAGCCGGTCCTCTAGGAAAACGGTTTCTTTGAACAGTTTTTCCATATACTGAGCGGTCGTGGTCATGACAAGCCTCTCAGCCTCGCAGCGGCGGCCTCTTGCGCAGCCGTCCGAGGTTGACCCTTACGGCTCGGCAAGGCTCTACACCACGTAGGCCCTTGCGTAACAAGGCGTTGGATGTTATCCGGCGAGCCCAGCATCAGAACTTCGATATCGCTTGAGCGGTTCGTGAGGCCAGGCACCGAAGCCAAGGCCAGTTTAGAGCGCCTACTTGCTTGCCGCGTAGTCTGACACGGAATCAGGACGTAATGGGTTTCTGGCCCCCAAACCCCGGCATGGGGCCGAGAGGACTTCCAACGGAGGGCCTTGCTCCGTCCGCCCCGGAGCCGGACCACCGACTCGCCGTCTTCGAGGCGCATGGTGAGGAACCTGCCGTCCAGCAGGCTCATGACTGCCTATCCTGTTCGCGTTCGAACTTGGCACCCAGGTAGTTATCGGTAGCGCGCTGGTGCTCTAGTGCCATCTGGCGCTTGCCCAACAGGTATATCTCGGTCATCCAGGCGGCTCTCAAGCCCGGGTCGTCGCCTGCGTGGAAGGCGGACCGAAGCTCCCGCATGACCTGGTGGTCGAAGCGAAGGTTTTCTAGCAGTTTAGCCTCGAAGGCTTCCATCCATTCATGGAAGGCGACTTCGGACATATCTTCGAGTTTGGGGTCGTCAAGGTAGGACATAGCTACCACCCTGCCTTTGACTCGCGCACTTCGCGCTGGGTGGTGTACTGGATTTCCTTGCGTCTTTCCTCGGTGCGTCTATCAGCGTCCACCAAGGCTTGGGCGATACGTCTATCGCGGGCGATGATCTGGATAGCCATGAGGCGGACTGAGGTAAGGCAGTGGTGGCGGGCGATATCGAAGTTCTCGTTCATGACTCTGACTCCTTTCCCTGTGTACTCATGCTAGCACCATGCTAGCGTGGTGTCAACCGTCTAACTCATCATCAAGTACATCTGGCGCGTCCGGGTCGTACCTGTAGAACACCGCTTCCAGGACCTGTCCTATCGCCATGGCGAAGAGCCAGCCAAGGATGATGCTTGATAGCAAATCGGTTGGATTCACTGGTTTCCCCACACTTGAGCATAGAGCGCCGAGTCAGCCCGGCAGACTTCAGGATGGGCCAGACACTCGCAGTAATCCGTGCCACCATACTCGGCACATGCCTCTGTAGCTTCCAAGGATGCCCTAGGATGGGCTTTTGCCTCTTGCCCGGCGCCGACTACCAGAGACCAGCCCAGGAAGGCCCAGCAGGCAAGGACGGCGGTTCCGGCGAGAAGGTCTTTCATCGGATCCACCACGCCTCTCCGTCCCATGACATGCCGTCCGTGCATGGGTAGGTGAGTTTGCCATCGGGCCAGCGGACCGACATGCGCATACCACGGCATCCTTCGAGGGCACAGGGCCGCTTGCCGCCGAGGGTATGGCCGATGGTGCGGCCATCGCGCGCGTGGACGGCACGGTCGATTTCGTCGCGGTCGGTATGCTTCGGGGTGGCGCTCAGCTTGGATTCGGTCATGACTTTCTCTCCCTGTGAGGGTGACTCTGTTACCTGTGGACTAGGATTGTCCTGACTTGGCTTTCGCGTCCCACCAAGGCTTGTAGGCGAACGGGATATCCAACCAAATGCGACCATCGCGCTCCGAGCGGAAAGCGGTGAAGGATGCGCCGCAGCGAGCGAGGATGGCGCGCGAGCCAGGATTGGCGAGCACGTACAGGTCCGACTCATGGGAATCGAGGGGAATACCGGCGTCTTTGAGTAGATCGTAAGGATGAGCCTGTTTCCAGTCGGGGCGTGCGTTCTGTTCTGTGGTCATTGACTCGTTCTCCCTGTTTTGCTGCGTTCACTGCTACTAGGACTCTATTGCCTGTTCCGTGCCAGTTTTTGGCGGCTCATAAGTCTTTGCGGGTGCATCTGCCGTATGCGGGAAGGGCGCCGAGGGGTTGCTAGACGCACTCACACTCGATGCAAGGTGCCGTGCGATGGCTGAGAGGGCACGGGCGCCGGCGGCACCGCGAACGGTTTCACCTTTGAGGATCTTAGCAACGGTACGAGGGTCAACGTGGGCTTCTACAGCGATGGCTCTAAGCTCGTGGGCTTGCATACTTGAAGCATATGGCCGGGCACTCATGCTGTCAAGGTGTATGCGTGAGAGGCTTGGGCTTATGCTTATTGGGAGGGATAAGCCCGGCCTTTTGGGCCGCCACGCGCCGGCGCACATTCTCTTGTCGCGTAACGGGTTCAAGGTGGGCGGGATTGACGCATCGGCGATTGAAGCATAGATGGTCAAGTTCTAGGCCCTCTGGGATAGGTCCAACGAGCAGGCGATATGCGAGGCGGTAGCAGTTGAACGTGTGAGCCTTACCGTCGGGGCGTAGGCGGATGTTGAACAGGCCGCATTTGGCCTTGCCTTTGGCAACGTGGCCAGTCCAGGTCCAACAAGGGCCGGACTTATCTACTCGGCGCCAAAAGCTATCAACCGAACGCTGAGGGATGATGGGGCAAAGGCTCGGGTCGGCGGACTCGCACGGAGCATCCAGTGGTCCATTGAGGGCGGCATAGCGCTTCCATCGGTGGGCAACTAGCACTTCGGTAGGACTCATGCCACCAGCATACCACATACGCCCAGCGCTGAATCAACTAATGCGCATACGCAGCCACGCTAGGGCATCGGCACTGCGTGCGAGGATGCCCTAAGCCTAAAGCCCCAGAGCGAAAACCCCCAACACTCTCACCACTCACGCAAGGCTAGGCTTGCATGACTAGCCTCTCGGGCTCCCAGCTAGCGAGCAAGCCGTTACTTGCATGTCCTTGTAACAGCCAGCCACTAGAGAAGATGCACCGGCCCTCCCCCCACCGTTCCGGGCGTAGTTGAGGGAACCCGAGACTACGTACGGACAAAGTTTTTGGGAAGAAACCGTCCGGCAGAACCGACACCTCTTGACAGACATGGAGGATCTATAGCATACTACAGAACAGAAGGAGGTGCAGGCGTGAAAATGGGCGCACAGGAAGCCAGGGAGAGGTTCAGTGAGGCGCTGGACGCGGTGTTGAGGGGAGAGCACGTCGTTATCACGAGGCATGGGCGGGCGCTGGCGGGGATGATGCCGGCGTTCGAGATGGCGATGATCGAGGTGCTGACCTCGGAGGAGTGGAAGCAGCTGAAGGAAAGGGCAGAGGCGGGAAAATGACGATCGAGGTGGATCCCATCAGTTCCGCTTCGCCGGATTTGGCGCCAACGGCGGTGGTGGCGCTCAGGGAGAGCATCCAGCGAATCGGCCAGCAGGTGCCGATAGTGCTGTGGCGGGGGCGAGTGATTGATGGTCGCAAGCGTCTGGCGGCTTGCCAGGCGTTGAACCGAGAGCCGTTGGTAGTGACCATTCCGGATTCGTCGAATGCGCCAGATTTCGCCACGGCACTCAACCTGTTGAGAACGCACTACACCACAGGACAGAAGGCGATTTACTCGGCCAAGCTAGCAACTCTTTCTGGTGGCAGGCCGAAGAAAACCGACTCAAATGAGGAGGTTTTAGAAACGGCCAGCACCAACGAGTTAGGAGGAAAACCGTTGACCAGGGGGGAGGCGGCGGAGTTGACCGGGTCATCGATGTCGAGTGTTGGCCGGGCCAAGCAGGTATTGGAGCACGCCTCGCCGGAAGTCATTGCGGCGGTCGAGGCCGGCGACATGGGGATCTCCGACGCCATGCGCTCGTTCACGCCCCCGAACATGACCAGCAGCTGGAAGAAAACCAAGCCCCGCAATCCACACTCAGGCAACATCCACCAGTCCCCCGCCAAGCTTGAACGCGCCCTGACCGCACTAGAAACCTACTCGGAGGGGCTAGCCAAATTGCCCGCCTCGCCTCTTCCAGGCGTAGAGAAAAGGCTAACTCAGGTGATCAGGACGCTTGTCCGCTGGCGTAAAAAACTGAAGAAGGGAGTCAACCCGTGACGAAGGCCGACTTGAAGAGCCGTCCTAGCTACCAGTCAAGCATTGAGTGGGTTCCGGTGTCCGAGATGGACGTAGACCCACGCCTGCAGCGCCCCTATGAGGAGCATTGGGCCAAGAAGATCGCTGCCAACTATGACCCCAACCTGCTCGGCAAGCCACTGGTCTGGATGAAAAACGGCAAAGGCGGCAGGCGCGCCATTGTCCTCGATGGGAATCATCGGCGTTGGGCAACCGTAATGGCCCGTGGCAACGACTCCCTGATGGAGTGTGAAACGGTTCACGGTATCACCGATCAGCAGGCCGCGGAGTTGTTCGTCGGACGGAATACCACCAGGGCCCCGCGCGCCCTCGATCGATTCCGGGTCAGCGTCACGGCCGGAGATCCCGAATGCATTGCTATCAATCGGACGGTCGAGGACTGCGGCATCACAGTGGGCCAAAGCGCCAGCCAGAGAACCGTATCGGCTGTTCAGTCTCTGCGTCGGCTGTATCGGATGGACGACTCTGGCAAGATCCTTCGCCAGGTCCTGACCTTGGCGATTGGGGCCTGGGGAGATACCCCAACGGCGCTCAACGGAGACATCTTGGTCGGACTGGGGCTCGTTCTTCACCGCCATGCCCACGAGATGGACCTGGAGTCATTCGAGAGACGACTGGCCGCGCTCAGTGGTGGTTCGGCCGGCCTGATCGGAAAGGCGCGTGGGGTGAGGGACTTCTACAAGGGATCGATGGCTCATGCGGTGGCCAGAGTGCTTGTGGCTACCTACGATACGTCTCGCAGGAACAAGCTCGGCGAATGGATGATGGGACGTAAGACTAACAAGAACAAAGGCACTAAAGACTAACCGAGGGACTGGCGTCCCTCTTGCTCTCTTGAGCGCAAGTATTTGTACTTTGCGCCACAAAGCAAGGACAAAATGATAACTCACGACGCCTACGGAACTTTCAGAGCCAAGCTACTGACGAGGATATTCGCCGGCAAGCCAACTCCCAACCAGGTAGCCGACGTCTTGCAGAAGCACAAGGCCAAGTATCCGCAGATCAGCACCGAGGAGATTGGCAGGTACCGAAGCTGGGGAGATAGCTGGCCAGTCGGTCAGCCGCTGGTAGGGATGATCCAGGAGCGCGGCTGGGCGAGCGTGCCAGACTTTCCTCTTTCCTCGGAGGGCAAGAACCCACTAGAGTGACAATGCGGCGTGAATGAGCGAGGAAGTTCTTAGCGGCCTTCGACCTTCCTAGGCGATGATGGCGCGCCGTGACTCACCGCTGAACGAACGAACCGGATAAGGCGGGTTCTCTCGGGCCCGCCTGACTCCGACTCTCCAAGGAGGGAGACCCGCGTGCCATCCAGCCAGGTGATGCACAAGTACAAAGCTGGACAGCTGCACTCAGGCGGCAAGTCAGGCCCGGTGGTCAAGAACAGGAAGCAAGCCATCGCCATCATGCTGAGTGAGAAGCGCAACGAGGAAACGACTGGCTCGCCTGATAGGCCGCGTTCCAAGCCGGTGAGGAAGAAACGCTCGTGACCGTCCTGGTCGTTTGCATCGTTATCGTCATCGCCGCAGTGTGGTGGATGACGACCGGGAGCGGAAGTGGCCGGAAGTAGGCCCGCCGTCCCGAAGCGGTCCGACCCGGCCAAGATACGGCTAGAGCAGCGCCAGATAGCCGAGGACTTCGTTGACCGCGAGCTCACCAAGATGCAAGGCGACCGCGTCTCGACGCCGCCCAAACCCGTCTCACCCCCGGCGCTACCCACCCCCAGTAAGCGCAGGAGCCGAACCAACCCCACCAGCCGGCAAGGCGTCGTCACCGGCTTCAGGAAGGGAAGCACCACGATATGAGCCGACCCGCCGTGCCTAAGCGCAAATCAGCCAAGTCCGAAGCTCGGCAGGTGATGGAAGCCGACATCATGCCCATCATCGGACCTGCCCTCAAGGACTTCAGCCGCGGCGCCAAGGATCTGATGAGCCAAGGCAAGACCGCCTACGGTGTCGTCAAGTCGGGCGCCCAAAAAGTGAAGGACTTTCTTAACAAGTGATGGACGGCGAGGACGATGTTTCACGTGAAACGTTGCTCGAAGAGGAACCTCGCCTCTTCCCGCCTCGCCGTAGGGAACGCGCCAAGCTAGAGCGCCACAGTGCCGTCAGACGCGGCACTGCCAAGATCCTCTCGATGGACGACATCCGCCGCGGGCTCTCCGAGATGGCCGAGACCGGCGAAGGCGCCCAACGAGCCCAGGCCTACCGGATGCTGATGAACATGGAATCAGCCACGGTCACCCTCCCGACGCCCATGACGGTGGAAGAGGAACTGGAACGCGTCACGCGCTTCATGAAGGCGCTGGGCAAAGAGAAGTGCCAGGTCGGCTGGCGTCGAGCCTTCCCGGCGACCAGCAAGGAAATCGACGATACCGACAAGTTCTCCTTCGATGACCTCCCGCCCCAGCTCAAATCCGAAGCGATGGCCTGCAACACCCACAAGAAGCTCTTCAAGTACATGGGCGACGCCGGCATCAAGGGCGGCACCATCAAGGGCTATCCGAAATACGGCAGTGCACTCAAGAAGTCCATGTGGTGCCAGACCCAGTGCGGGCGCATCCTCCTAGAGCGGTGGAAGGCCGAAGGGGGCACGGATGTACCTGCGGAAACCGCGTGAACTCTGTGAGGTCTGGCCCTACGAGGACGAACTCGAACTCTTAAGGCATCGCTGCCGCCAGAACTTCTGGGCCTTCTTCCTCTACGCCTTTGGCGCCGGCATCAACCCCAAGGGCGAGAAGTGGATCGACGAGAAGCTCCATAAGCCAGTCGCCGACTGGTTCCAGTTCCACGTAGACGCCTGGTTCGAGCGCCGGGCCAACGGCATCGTCGAGCAGACTCATCTGGCCCTGGTGATCCCTAGAGAGCTCGGCAAGACCACCCTCTCCCAAGCGCTGCAGCTCTGGATACAGGTCAGAGACCCCGAGGTCAGCATCTACGTCGGAAGCGAGCGCACCGAGCTGTCCCAGAAGATCCTCGGTGGCATGAAGGCGGTACTAGACGGCTCCGACCCCTACGCCATGTTCAACACCCTCTACGGCAACTGGAGTACCCAGGCGAGAAGCTGGACCGGCAAGGAGATCACCCACGCGGCGAGGAAGAACACCAGTAGGAAGGACCCCAGCTTCGGCACCTTCGCCGTCGAGACCTCGATCGTGGGAGCCCATCCAGACGTCTGGATCCACGACGACCCAATCTCTTATGAGCGCATGACCTCCGACACCAACTGGCTGGCCACCGTGAATTCTCAGGTCACGAGCATGGTCCCGGTAGTCCAAGCAGACGGTCTCGTCGTCTGGGTAGGCACGCGGTACGACGATGAAGATCACTTCGGCATCTCATTTAGAGATGAAGGCGTCGCCACGCTCTCTGGGATGGAGACCGACTCGATCACCACCTCAGAGGACGGTAGATGGCATGTCTACTTCCTCAGCGCCAGGGACAAGGACGAGAGGCCGACCGCCCCCAAAACCTGGCCCGAGGACCGGCTGAAACGCTACCAGCGCAGGGACCCGCTGAGGTATGCGGCTCAGGTACTGAACGACCCCGCCATCTCGGAGTTCAACCCCATCACGCGGGATCAGATCCAGCAGTGCGGCGTCGAGAGCAAGGATGTCCCCTGGAACGCTCTGAGGTACGCCATCTGCTTCGATACCGCCTTCGCTCATGGCGAAAGACGTGTCGCCAAGGACGAGACAGTGATCATCGTCCACGGCTACCCCCGAAGCGGCAGTGGCGACGTCTATATCTGCGAAGTCCATGGAAGTCCTCTCTGGCGAGCGGAAGACTTCGCCCACAAGATGGTGTCCATCGTCCAGCGCTACAAGCAACAGGGCAGGCACGTCATGGCCTTAGCTGGTGACATGTTCTCTTCCGGTGGCAGGGCTGGGACGCTGGAACTAGCACTCAGGAACTTCTTCAACGACGCCGACCGGACTCCGATGCCGCGGCTCTACGAGTTCAACCGCAACAAGGGCCCCAAGAAGATCGAGAGGATCGTCAACGCCGCCACCTTCTGGGTGGATGGGCACGTTCGCTGGATCAAGGGCAGTCCTGGGATCGACAGCCTCTTGGGTCAGATGGCCAAGATCGGCCAGATGATGGTCAACCCCAAGATGAAGGATGACTACGTAGACGCCCACGCGGACGCCTTCCAGCCTGAGCTTTACCAGCCAATGAGAGCCAAGCAGAACCAAAAACCCCCTTGGGAACGCGGCGCGCAACTGATAGAAGTGGATGGCCTTGACTCACGGATGTGGGATGACGACGAGACGTCGAGATGGCGCGCCGAGAATCCCAGAGAGCCCTTGAGGAACCTCTAAGGAGAGTCCGATGGAACGGACGACGATCAAGTTCAGCGCCAAGGATGATACTCGGACCGTCCTAGAGCCGATCTACGACACCATCACCAAGTGCCGAGCCTGCTACGCCTCGGAACTAGAGCCGGTGCTGGACCTGGGAGAGCAGTTCATCCCGAGGTTCGTCCCCGACATCGACTACGGCCTGCCAAGAGCCCCGCTCCATCTCGTCCGGTGCAACAACTGCGGACTGCTCCAGCTAGAGCACACCGTCAAGAACGACCTCCTGTTCCGCAAGTACTGGTATCGCTCATCCATCAACCAGACCATGAAGGACGCCCTCTCCAACGTGGTCGAGAACGCGCTCCAGTACCACCGCTTCGGCACCTGGCTGGATATCGGCGCCAACGACGGCTACCTCTTGTCCCAGGTGCCAGACACCTTCCACAAGACCGCTTGTGAGCCGGCGCTGGACTTCGCCGACAGTCTCAAGCAGCACGCCAAGCGAGTGGTAACGGACTACTTCTCCAAGAGCGCCTGTACTGGTCCCTACGACGTCATCACCTCTTGCGCCATGTTCTACGACCTGGATGACCCTGGGAAGTTCGTGAGGGACATCCACGATGTCCTGAGTAGCGACGGTATCTGGATCAACCAGCTGAACGACAGCCCGACCATGCTGGAGAAGAACGGGTTCGACGGGATCTGTCATGAACACCTGACCTACTACGACATCCACGTCCTGGCCGACCTCTACCGCCAGCATGGGCTGACCATCACCAGGGTGACCCACAACGAAGTCAACGGTGGCTCGATGAGGGTGGTAGCTCGGAAGTCCACCCGCCAGAGAGAGGACCTCTTAGGGATCAAGAAGGCCACCCGAGCGGACGCTCAGGCTTTCGCCCAGCGCGTCCATAAGTGGAAAGAGCGCATGCTGGATCTCTGCCACGGTCCCTTCGCTCAGAGAGGCTGTTGGATCTACGGCGCCAGCACCAAGATGACGGTGATGCTCCAGTACCTGGACAGCCACGAGAGCTTCCTGGGAGCGGCCGAGCGTAACCCTTTGAAGTACAACCTCAGGATGGTGGGATCCTGGACGCCGATCGTCTCCGAGGAAGCGATGCGGGCGAACATGCCAGGCTATATCCTGGTCGGTCCCTACGCCTTCAAGGAAGAGTTCCTGAAGCGGGAGCGGGCCACGCTGGAAGCCGGTGCCAGCTTCGTCATGCCACTGCCTAACATCGAGATAGTTCTGTAAGAGTCGTGCTATAAAGACAAACCTACACCGGAACCTAAGAGCAGGATGTTTCCGCTCCGCGAAAAGTGCAAGGGGCGTTCGTAGCTAAAACTGCCGCGTTCGTACCAAAGGAGGCTTGATGGCTCAGCGATCTTTGATCGTCCAGATTGGCATCTTCCCACCCGGCGAACCCGGCATCTCGATCCGTGCCTCGTACGACCCAGACCTCCCGCCGCAGCTCTTGGGCTACGAGATTGGCCTCCGGGTCCACAAGGCGATGAAGCGGCCGGCCAAGCGGAAGCCCAAGGAAGCGCCGGCTGCCTGATGCCGCACATCAGACATCCACCCAACTATGGGCTGGCAGACATCATCAGTAGCTACTTCCCCCGGCTCTACAAGGGCTACGCGGTGGATATCGGGGCTTCTGATGGGCAAACCTGCAACAGCACCTATGGGCTGGAGCTGGCTCGGGGGTGGAAAGTGCTGAGCGTCGAGCCCAACCCAGAGTTCTGGGACTGGCTCACCCAGCACCGGGGGCTAGTCGAGAAGTGTGCCTGCGGCGAGTTCGGTGGAGTAGCTACGATGACCATCAACGTCGATGGGCCAGAGGCTTATTCCACCATCGGCGAGGTGGCGGCCAGGGGCAGGGAGATGTATCACGACTGGAAGAAGATCGAAGTGCCGGTGGCTAGGGTGGAAGACTTGCTGGCCAAGCACCAGTTTCCGCAACTCGATGTGCTATGCGTGGATACCGAGGGGACCGAACTGAATGTCCTGAAAGGCATCGACCTCAAGAAGTGGCAGCCCAAGGTGATCGTGACCGAGTGCTGGGACCTGTCGGGCCCGATTGACGGCTACCTAGCGGCCTTGGGATACACCAAGGTTTCCCGCATCCAGCAGCAGGCGTTCAACGATCTATTCTTTCTCCCATGACCCTATCGAGTGGGAGAGTTGCGGTGCTCTGCCCCAGCCGGAGTCGGCCGGCTCAGTTCGTCAACCTGGCCAAGTCGATCATGAAGACCACCAACCGAGCTGACTTGATCGGTTACGTGGACGACGACCAGTCGGACCTCTACGAGGCTACTTGTGCCCGGACCAGGTCCGAACTCAGGTCTCGGATGTCAGTCCACATCGGCCCCAGGATTGGCCCGGTAGCATCGGCCAACGCCTTGGTAAAAGAGTTTCCAGGTTACGATCTCTACGGCCTGATCCCAGATGACGCGGTGGTAACGACCGGCCAGTGGGCCGAGTGGTGTCTCGACGTGGCCGCGTTCCTGCCTAACCGGGTAGGGGTGGTCTCTCCCGCCCACAACCAAGGCCCGCATGTAGACATGCCGTTTGTGACCAAAGAGTGGATCCAGGCCACCGGCTGGTTCGCGGTCCCGATCGCCCACCACTTTGTCTGGCCCTTAGTGATTGCGCTGATCGGCGAGATGACGGCGATCGTCCATGCCCCCAAGGAGCGGTTCAACATCGACCACGACCTGATGATGACCGCTAACCAGGTATGGGCCAGTCGCGATACCGAGGCTTTTCTGCCGTTCGTAGCCAGAGAGCTGATGCCGATCGTGGACCGGGTCAGGGACGCCATCAACGCCCAAGTGGTGCCGGTTTGAGCATTCTGATCATCTGCCCCAGCCGAGGAAGACCTGAGCATCTAGAACGCATGGTCGCGAGCTTCGTCAAGACCAGCACCGTCGCCCACTTGGTGGTGAGATTGGACGACGACCAGAAGGTGCTCTATGACAGCCTGAAGGTTCCCGAACGAGTCTGGTTCGAGTACGGCCCCAAAATCGGTCCTGGGGCCTCGATCAACGGCTCAGCCTACCTGAGCATGAGACTCTCGGCCGAACGGAACTCCATGACTCAAAGGCCCTATGAGGCCTTCTGCGCGGCCCCCGATGATGCCGAGTTCGTCACTCCCGGCTGGGACACCTATGCGCTGGACACGCTCGAAGGCTTCCCTGGAAGGATCGGGGTAGTCTCAGCCGCTCACGATCAGGGTGCGTTCCTCAACTACCCTTGTGTCTCCCGCGAGTGGATCAACACGCTAGGCTGGTACGCCCACCCCACGATCTACCACTTCTGCTGGGACACCATGCACGAACTGCTAGGCGATGCCACCAACATCGTCTACGCCCCCAGAGATAAGTGGCTGATGAAGCACCAAGGGCTAGCGCAGAACATGGCCAACTACCAAGCCGACACCGCGGCGTTTCTAACCTGGTGCGTGACCGAACGTCCGGTGGCGGTACAGCGGCTCCGTGCGGCGATAGCGGCCGCATGACTTACTCGGACGACGGCGAGGACGACGAGGTTCTCAAGCTATTCCCTAACGGCTACGTCGGCACGGCAGTGGAAGTAGGCGCAGGCGACGGCAAGACCTTGAGCAATACCTTGCTGCTAGAGGAAAACGGCTGGAACGTGTTGTGTGTCGAGCCCAACCCAGACTTGGCGGAAGACCTGATCAAGACCCGGAAGCACGTAGTCCTGTGCGCCTGCTTGGGCCATGAGGGCGAAGAGGACTTCTATTCCTACGCCAACCCAGGAGGTGCCCACCGGGAGGTGGTGGCTACGGTAGGCGACCTCGACGAGGACTTCCGGGAACGGTTCTGTAGCGCGGCCAGCCACCATGCGACAATTCGCAAGGTTCGAGTGACAACGCTGGACTCGTTGTTGGAAGCCTGGGACCACAAGGACCCCATCGACTTTGTATCGATTGACGTAGATGGCAGGGAGCCAGAAGTTCTCAAGGGCTTCAACCTCAAGCGCTGGAAACCGACTTACATGCTGATCGAGGACGTGGTAGAGCAAGATGGCCCGACTCCGGTTCAACGGGCGATGCAAGCGGCCGGGTACCTGAGAGTGGGCCGTTACGGCTGGAACGTATTATGGGCGAAGGAGAGGTCAGATGGCTGAGACAGTGTTCACTTTCCCTGGCAAGGCGGGGGATGCGATCCATCAGTGGCCGGTAGCTTATTGGTGGGCCAAAGAGAACGGCAAGCAGTTCACCTGCTGGATGGATGAGCGTTCGTGCAGCATGGTGGCTCCGCTCTTTGCTGCGCAGCCCTGTGTCGAGAAGGTCGAGTTCAAGCCCGGGGTAGAGAACTACAACTGTGGCGGCCAGCCTTGGCACTTCGACCTCCCGCCCTCCGAGTTCCAGGACAAAGACGTTACGCATCTGGGATTCAGAACCTTCCCCCAGCGCCAACTGACGCTGGAGACCCTGACCAACTCCAAGCTGGGTCTGAGTGTCACGCAAGACCAACTAGCTACCGTCCCCACGATCGAGGCGCCGGGCGAGGTTCCCGGCTTCTCCTCGGGCGAGCGCATCTGTCTGCTCCACGGTCAGGCGATCTATTCCAACACCAAGGGTACGCCCAAGTTCTGGGTGTTCCTGTCGGATATCCAGCAAGAACTCAAAGACCGTTTCGATCGGATCGTATTCGTTGGCAGCGAAAGGGACCTGGAGGTCGGGGCGAGGACTTACCCTAAGTGGGAAACCTTCGATGACCACGGGAGCTTCCTGGAACTCGCACGGCTGATGAAGATCTCCCAGCTGGTGATCGGCACGGGTTCCAGCGTGGTGGCTCTGGCAGGGGCGATGAAGACCAACTCGGTCAGAGTCCACGACCCGATCGGGGACCATCCTAGGCAGCTATGGGACAACCTCCAGCCGAACCACCTGAACCGGATCGAGCCCGAACTGAGGGCCGAATGGCCCGCTTGGCGCGACAGGCACCTGACGGTGCCCGTTGCCTAAGGAACTCCTGGTGATGTGTGCTTCTAGGAGCCGCCCCCGGCAACTGAAGCGCATGATCGAGTCGGTGATGAGAACTGGACCTCGGGCAGACGTCGCGGTCTATGTGGATGAGGATCAGGCCGAGATCTACCACGGGGTGGAGAGCATGGCATCTCTGATGGTGGGTAAGCGTATCGGCCAGTGCAAAGCGCTGAATGAACTCCAGTGGGCCCATCCGGGCTACCTGGCCTACGGCGCGGCGACCGACGACTGCGAGTTCACCAGCCTGGGATGGGACGAGTGGGTGCTCAGGCAAAGAGACTTGTTCCCCGGCAAGGTTGGGGCTTTGGCCCCCAGATGCGTGCTGGACCGACGGATGGACTTCCCGTGGTTCACCGACGCCTGGCTCAAGGCGGCGGGAGCGTTCTGTCCACTGGCTACCCAGCACGAGTACTGGGACGTAGCGCTAGAACTGGTGGCTGAGCAAGTGGCGATCGCCTATGCCCAACTGGGCGAGTTCGACATCGCGCACCACTCGGAGCCGCCGACCGACGTGA